TGGGCTTTCCACTTTCCCGCGGGTAGGGTGGGAGCCCAGTGCCGGTATATGGTACCTAAGTTTTATATTATCAAAACCCTATAAAATTACCCAGTGCGGTGCCTTTCGGACTTAGGGACCGCCCATCATCGTTGCTTGACATATAATGGAATGTCTGAGAAACCTTTGAAGTTACCACGAATTAATGGAAAATCCAACCAAGGATCGTATCTGCTTCGTGATTCCGAATACTCTTCAAAATACTTTATCCAATCCTTCTCCATCAAAAACCATATTCCCGGATGATCTATGGGTTTCAAATCAGATTTCTTGTCAAAGTATTCTTCGATCGAAATTTGGGTCATTATGTCGATTCCGTAGCGATCCCGCACAAGCCAACGAGTGGCCATGCCGGGTCTACGGAACTTCGAACTGAGAGACTTCTCATCGTGCATCGCAGCTAGCAACTGCGCCCTTTGCCAGGTGTCGAGGGTGCCACTGTTTTGAACGTAGCAACGAATATCCACGCCGCGAGTCATTCGCAATCCATATCTTGCTAGTGATTCGAGTATCGGGCAGCCTGGATATTGGTGGGCAAGTGAAAGTGATTTTGCTCTCAGTAGGACTTTCAGCTTATTTGAACGTGAGCGGCGATAGACATTAGAAGTCCAACCGAATTTAACGATCTCTTTCCTAACGTCTGTCACATTGATACCGTCTTCAGGGTCGAATACGATACCACAGAAGGACGCTTCACTTAATTGGTCAACGGGTTCAAGCTTGATGGTGAGGCCTATGCTCGCGAAATCCGCTGGCGTAGGTGCAGGACCCGAATGAGACGTGATCCCGTCATCGCCTTCAACCACCATAGCAACATCTGATGCGCCACTCTCCTCACATAAGAATAGCATTGCCATGAGGTTGGTGAACCCATTTCCAAGTGAAGTGTTCATCTCGCCCGAAAGCCTAGTTGCCTCAACTAGGAGCGTGAACCACTTAAACTGGCACACATTGTCACCTTGGAGTACTGCCCTTAGGAGTGCACACATCTCTTTACCACCCTCAACTTCTTCTAAAAGATAGTCATAAAGCTCGAATTCACATGCTTCCATGAGTTCTGGAATAAAATGTGACTCAAAAGCCGAGTAGTCAGTTTGGATGTATTTAGCGCCATTCCTCTCTAAGAGTTTCTTGATGTAGGCTGGTCGATCAGCAACAGGGACATGCTTTATGAAGGCTTCATGTTTGTAAAGGACATTCTCAATTGCCTTGAAATAAGGGCCGAACACAACTTTCATTGAATCCGACCGCGAAAAAATATTTCTGGCATGCTTGAACTCAGCGTATGATTCGTCCTTTATAAAACACTTTGCCTTCCACAGCTCTGGGTCCCACTTGTTGCCAAGGTCTTCCCATGTTTTTCGAAGTTGGTCCTTCCTCCAAGCAGGATAATTGGTGTTTTCCACCCATGTATCAAAGCTCACATCAGTTTGTGGATCCAACTTGTTGAGATTTTTCCGAATCCAATTTCGAACGAACAAACGGAATCTCATTAACCGCGCTCGATCGATTGTGGGTGTCGCCGCCAGAATACGTTTCCTGGCACCGGCCTCGGAAGTAGGTGCATGTTGCAAATCAGGTCGTGGCAAGGCAGCGCCGTCCACGTGTGGTCCAAGTGAAACTAGCACTGGTGGGGAAAAGCTCTCCACAGACCCAATTCCCCAGGCGATTGAAGCATCCTTCACTTCACCTGGGGTGGGCATAGACTCCTGTTGCCCGTACCGATATCCATACACGTACCTACGTTCCGACCCGCTTACACTACTGAGACCGGTGCACTGGGAAAATCCCACCATGACCTCTGCTCACGCATTTCCATGAACAGACCATAGAGCAGCCACTTGGTGTCCTCATCCGAAAAGACCTTGGATAAGACCGAGTAGCGATCACGGTTTGTTTTCTGCTCTTTCCCAATGAACATTGTAATGTTTCGGTATACATCAGCCGGTTGCATACGTCCTTCGATTACCTTCTGGACAAACGCCTGCGTGACCATCTCCAGTGAAACACGCAGCACTGCTTTCTTTGGCTTCTCACAGCAAAAGAAAGACCACGGGCTCGGAAACCTCTTGTAAACAAAGGTTGCCATAAGAGCATTCTCGTGTCTAAGATCAGAAAGTGCATGCATGTCTGGACGATAGTCATGAAGGACATTATAAATCCATATTCTATCAAGGCGTATTTGGTTTTCATACCTTGGCGGACGACGGATGGCAACGGCCACTGTTGCAATGAGTGCGACTAACCACACACCTGCCATGGCAACAGGCCAGCCCCAATGTACTGAGGGCCGGTCGACAACCGAGGGTACTACCCTCAGATTATCTGGTCCGTTGTTTGTCTTCTGCTCCCCCATGGTCTCATAAGCGAGATAGCCTGCAATCCCGGTGGCCAACGAGGACATGAACAAAAAGGCCAAAAGCAGACTAAGCAGAATTTCCCACCAGTGAAATCTGTACCTCCCCCACTCAATCTTCATCAGACGCTTACCAATGTCGCTCTCACGATAATTGGTGATGAGTCCATCCTCTGAGATGTTGTAAGGGCCGTCAGGGTTATCTCCACCAGGTGGGCGCGGCGGCGAGTCAGCATCAAAAGTGCCACCCTTTCCAACCGCATGAAGTCCGGGTACATGGGGTACTCCGGGTCCGAACTTCGGGAAAGGGGCCCCTGGCGGCACATCGTCATCAGAATCATCCGCAACTATTGCTGTCGCTGCGGTTCTCATCCTGGCGATTTCTGCCATCAGGGTCTCGCCCCCAGGTAAGGTTCTAGGTATTGTTTCAGCCCTAGGCACCTCATCTGGGACTTCCTCCTTGCCCTCGGGCCCAGTCGGCACTGCCGGCCTTCTGGGTCGAGGGCGTTTGGTCTTCCGAGGAGGATCGGAAGTGTGCACTTCATCAAGCTCTTTGAGCTTCTCCCGAAGTGCATCTCGATGGCCCTTCTCCTCAGCTAGGGCATCAAGGAGTGCAGAATTGACTTTCCCCCCATGCTTGGTAGCTCTCGCCCCATGCACAGGCACCCATCTCTTCTGCTTTTTGGACTTGGATTTCTGTGAACCACTCTTGGGCCCACGCGGTTTCTTCCGCTCAATTCGTAAATTAGAAGATTCCAATTCCATGATGTACCGGGTACGGGATAGGATCAGTGTGCCTATTCTAGGTTCTGAGTAATGGTCCCAGGACTTCAATGCCTGTCCCCACAGGCTGCCCAGAAAAATATACCAACCTAAGGTCCTGGTTCTTCCATACACCTTAAGCTCCCTTGCTGGGTTCTCATACTACTGTCTCAAGGACACCGGCACCTCCCGGAGAGATACTGGGAGTGAAGTGGTACACATTCGACCTCCCAGGCCCATTCTAACGCCGAGCCAGCGCCCCGAAGTAATCCCCACGGAGTTAGGGGTGGCGGAAAAAGATAGTAGAGGAAGGGGGGCGCCCTCAACCCCATCCCCACAGCAGTTTACCCTTACCCTACTGCCATCAGGTGCCTCCCCTCTTTCGAGGGGAGGGGGCCCGTCTCGTGGGCTAGCCGCTGCGCCGATCCGGAGCTGCCTCGCCTAACCAGGGTGTTACCCCGGTACAGCATTCCTTGGTCAGGCGAGTCGCTCCGGACCGGCCCAAGGACGTCTGCATGACACTGCCTTCCGCCCCAGCAAGCATCACACGTTACGATAGCGCATGAGTTAACCACGCCGCACCTACCGTCTTCATGGTTACGGAGAAGATGGAAGGGAGAAACAAAAGTGCAGCAAACCCAAGGAGCAAACCCGAGGGGGTGGACAAGTCCACGCAAC